ATCAGACACACCGTCACCGGGGCCGCGCAGAAGCCTGCCGCCGTCGGAATAACTGCCAAGATCAGACACACCGCCACCAGCCATTGTTTCGCCACCTTCAGCAAACGCCCTGTTTTTCATAAGGCCCTGAAGTCCGGCTGGGTTGCCTATACCGGGCATGAAATCAGCACCGGGCATCGGTGTAAATCCGTCTCCTCCACGGTAGCGCGCATCCTGAAACATGGGCGGCTGTTGCACCCGATGGGTCTGCGGCATAGAGGGCGAGTTGTTGTTGCCAAGAAACGGCTCTGGGGCAGCGGTCGATGACCCACTCTGACCACCCGCCTGACCACCGCCAACGTCGAATGTTCCTTGAAGATTTATGCTGCCACCAGTAGCAAACGTAGCCTGACCCGTGTATGGATCAACGGCGGCATCTTGTGCGCCGGTTACTACATTCTGAGCCATTGGCTGCTGGTACGGCGTTGCGTATGCGCCCGTGCGGATGTTTGCTTGCGGGTAGCCGGTATTCATGCCGATTGCGTTTGCATTTGACATAGCCTCGACAGGACCGCCAGCAGCAAAACCATACAGTTTTCTAGCCGCTTCGTTGTCGATTTGTGCGTACTGTGGGCGGAAGTATGTCTGCTCTTGACCGAAGTTCTGGCCTTGGTTTCCGTAGCCGGGCACATCAGGCGAAAGAGTTGGACCAACAGCACCGGGAGCATAGCTGTACCGCTGCCCCATATTGGCGTCGGTCTTTATTTCTGGCTGCTTGGTGGTTGTATCCATCAGCATTGGAGCAGCAGCAGCGAGTCCCGCCATGCCCAAACCTTTACCGCCACCAATTTGGGACATAAATGCACCACGACCGGCCTCAGAACCTAGCCCTGTAATGCCAGCGCCCGCTTTGCTAAAATTAGCGGCTGCGTTACCAAACATACCCGGAGATGAACTTCCCGCCAAATTACTTGGGTTGAAAGCTTCAATTGGTGGAACAGCGGGACCAGCAAGATTCGCCGCATTTACTCCGCCAGCAGCCGCCATATTTGCGCCGCCTGCGCCAGCCAAAGCCGAGCCAAGACCCGCGCCACCATAAGCGCCAAAACCAGCCATCAGACCCTTTTTCAAACTGCCTGTAGCCAAGCCGGTTGCGCCACCAGTTAGCAAACCCGCCATAACAGGAGATAAAGCGCCCCCCGAAGCAATAGTCAAACCTCCGCCAATAAGCATAGGCAAGATGGACGACAAAAAGCCCGCCTCTGGCAGACCTGTTTCTGGGTTGATGGTAAGGGAGCCACCGTGGGCCATAGCCAATTGCTGAAGGCTTCTTACTTCGCCCGGGGCCATGTGGACGAGTTGAGTGTCTGGGCCTCGGCCAAGCGCAGCAAGTCCTTGTGCGGTTTGATTCATGGTTGCCTCTGAAATCGGGGGTGGGTCGAGTTTATCATGATGATGTCTTTATGCGAAGCATTTGACTCGTATCCTGTACACCATCCTGCGTGTCTCTGTACACATCGCCAAGCCTTAAAGTAGCAAGATCGGCGTCTGTTGGAAGCGTATCAAGGTTTAAGTTCAACGCAGCCCCAGCTATGTCTCCGGGGTTATCCAACTGATTAAAGTACAGACGTAAAGCGTTAAGCAACGTTGCCATAAATTGAGCATCGTACTCAACCGGGGCAGTCGGTAGACGCGGAGCGCGGACTAGAGGGTTGCTCATGCTTACCTTCTGCCGTCTGGTCGTACTTCAATCCGGGGAATCCCAAGCTGCCAAGCCGTGCCGAGCGTGTCAGAGCCAACTTTGAACGCCATCTGACGCCCGCGAATCCTGACGTAGACCTGCTCAGTAAACTGCTGCACGTTGTACGTACGTTGTCCGGCATAACTCACGGTGCTCACCACTTCAGGGTTGTTTGAGTTGCCGTAGTCGGAGCCGGGGAACTGCCGAGGCCGAACCGTGAAGTCCAGCGCAGGGGCGTTAACCGTGGAGCCGTCAAAGGTTACGTCAGGAATGAGTCTCCAGACAAAGCCGAAGTTGTGCCCGTCACCGATGTCAAAGTCCGAAGACTGCACAAAACACGTAATAGGCGAAGGTGGGTTGGTCGTGCCGTCATCCACGCCGGTCTCGTGATACAAAAGCTGATTGCCGTAAGTAGTTGCCATAGGCTCCACGCGCAGGGGGCTGTCTAGCCAAGCAGTGCGGTTTAATGTGCCGTAGTACCAGATACGCTCAAGGTAGTTGTACACCACATACTTGTCAATTGTGTCGGAGCTAGCCGAGCAGTAGTACCACCAAATCTCATTAAACCCCTCGTTTGTTCCAGCAAAGAACTGAGACGCCTGCGCTATGTTGATGTCGTTGTAAACATAGGAGCGCAGGGTGCAGGGCAGCGTTTCAACGCGACCGGAGTACATGTAGAACTTGTCCACCCCCATCCAGTAAGTCACATTGTTGGCCGTAGCCACTGCGTTCTGGCTAGCAATAGATAGGTTGTCGGCGAGAATCTGGAACCCCCAGACGTAGGGAGCACCCAAATACTGCATGGAATACAGCGCGGAGTCTGTCCAGACCAGAATCTCTTGCCGAGCCTGCATGGTAGTAACGATCTGCGAACCGTCACTAAGTGTAAAGCTGCCAGCTTGATTGGTAATAGCAGGTGTCCACTGTGTGTAATCTTCTTGGTCTGACCAGCGTATCAGCATAGGGTTCTGTACTGCGGAGCCGTAGTCGTTTACCCCAAAACCAATGACAAAGCGTGAGGCGTCCGACACCATAACTATGTTGCAGAAATCTGGGGTATCCCCAGCAGTGAGCAAAACGCCACGGCCAAAAATGTTTGGGTTGGCGTTAACCTCCCAAAGATAAAGCCCACCGCCACGGGGATTAAAAATTAAATCCTCACCAAAATTGGCTTGACTCCACAAACGAAGCTGTGCGCCAAAGCCTACACCAGCGGGCGCAGGCGAACCCCAACCAGTGCTTGAATATCCAGTGGTAACGCCGCCCCAGCCGCCAGCGCCCCAGCCCACACTGACTGTAGAGGTGGCGGAGCCGGTTGTGATTTGATATGTACCAACAATAGAACCGCCGCCATTACCCACATCCGAAGCGTTCGCCGCAACCGCAGAAGTAACTGTGTAGACGTTATTGCTGGTAATTGAAACAACTTGATACTCTTTATTAAGCACGGTAGCGGTAATTGCCCCGCCGAGGCTGGCCGCGCCACTGTACGTAACAAAATCGCCAGCCTGCGCTCCGTGCGCGGCGTCGGTTACCGTCAGGGTGGTTGAGCCATCTACGGCTGCGAAAGTTACATCCCCGGCAGAAGTTGTGCTGCGTATGGGGGTAACGTCGTAAAAAATGCCGCCTGTGCTGTTCTGGATATAAAACTTGAGATTCGTGCCAACGCCTAGCAGGTTGTAGCTAGACAGCGTGACCCAGTTAAACAGAGAGCGGCAGACGCCCCAGAACGATCCCGCAGGTGGTGTTAGCGCAGAGTTAGTTGTGCCGGTGTCGGCAACCCAGCCGCCAATCTTCTCCGCCGAGCCCGAGCGAAAGCGCACTTTATCGCTCTCAAACCAACCGCCCTCATTGGCGAGCGTAGTGGACTCTCGGTTTACACCGGGTCTGAACTGGAGTTTTTGTAGAGGCATGGTTCATTTTCCCACGTATCAGGCGAAAGGTCGAGTGCCTGCTTTGTCAATGATAAGCGCTTGCCTGCGTGGGGTTCCGTCTGGTGTGTTCGTCACGCTGATGTGCGTCCATGAATCAAACTCACGGATGATTTGGTCAAAGGGTAAACCCGCAGCAATCACTGCGCGGACTACTGCATCAGGAGTCATTCCGGGAACACGGATGTCAGCCGCGCAGCCAATTCTATGCTGGCTCGTGTCTTTAGAGCCAACGCTGTCGTTGACTTGTTTTGACCGGAAGGCGCTGTTGACCATGATGGGCTTGCCGTCCAGCGCAGTCTTTACCTGCTCCAAGAACTCAGCAAGTCGTTGCAGGTTGGCAGTCTCGTCTTCGTTTGGTGTGTTGTCAAACTGTCGGTGGCTGGTGGCGGTCAATTCCGCAAGGGTGAAGTGTGGGGTCATTTCACGTCTTTCAGTTTCTGGATTTCATTGCCTTTGTCTTTGGAGCCTTGGGAGCTACCACGATGGAAGTTCAACACCGTCCCGCACATGGTAATTAACGAGCCAAGCGCCATGTAGACAAGTTCCTTGTTGGCATCGGGCACGCCCTTCATAAACGCAAACCAAGCCAAAAAGATTGTGGCGGAGACGATGCCGATGTCCAGAATGTAAGCCGTGTTCTTAGCCAACCACGCTGCGCTGGGGGACTCCTGAATCTTGGCGTTCATGTCTCGTGCGCTGTCGGTGTTGGCGTTATTTAACTCAAGCACCTTGGTGTCGTTCGCCATCTTGGCCAACTCACCGTCCTGAACCATCTTGCCCAACTCTATCTGGGCCTTGGCCTTAGCCTCTGGGTCAGGGATAAGTTTGTCGATGAGCTTGCCACCGACTTCAAAGAGTGCTGTGAGGGGGAACATTACTGTTTACTCCTAGATAACATGGTTGCTGCAATTTGAAGCATAGCGCGGGCCTTGTCAAGGTCTTCAGGCTCAGTGGCCCAACCGACTGTGATCTGCCCAATAAAACGCCCCGGTTCTGGAGGGATGCCCACCCGACAGGTGTAGCCCACGCCCTTGGTTATGTACCACAGCCCCATCTCGGACTGCGCTGATTTGTACTCCCCGCAGGGAATCTCACTTGCCATCAACCTGACCACATCGGCATTGTTGGCTGCGTTCTGTGTAAACAGGCCCACATCCAGCCCGTCGTTGGTCTTGTCCCTGCCATCCTTGGCGTAGGCGCGGTGCAGGACGCGAGTGCCAAACATCGTATTGACCTTGAACACCGCCACCACTAGAGCGCCAGACTGTTTAAACAGGTGGGCAGCAGCGTCCTCAACCCTGTCCTCTGCAATGCTTGGAATCTTCTTGGACTCCTTGTAAGCACCTATCAACAACTCTTGGTTTGTATATACAAAGTATCCTGCAAAGGTCAGGACAGCCATCAGCACCATCGCAAACAGACGGAACGGACTGGACACATAGGCCAGCACCTTGTCAACTAGGTTTAAACGCTCATCACTCATGGTCAGCACTTACCTTTGCATTGCTGCACAGCTTCGTAGACAACCCAGCCAACCCCGCCAAGCACCAGCACGAAGACCAGCAGCATCAGCACAATGGTGATGACCTCATCCATTTCTTTCTTGTGCTTGGCTGCTGCCGCCTTGCGCTTGCCCTCGGCAATGGCATGATCGCGCTCGATCTTCGCAGTGCGGGCAACGATCTTTTGCCACACATCCATTTTGTTGGACGAGAAGAAGAGCATCTTGATCTCTTCCTCAAATGCACGGGCGCTCTCAATCGCCATCTCAAGCTCAATGGCTTGGCCTTTGGCTGACCCTGAGAACCCGCCCTTGCTAACCACCTCGATTGCATCAGCCTTGGCGCTGAAGTACTGCCCTAAGACGGGGCCAAGACTTTCAATGTCCTGCACCGTAGCCACGGTTTTTTTGACCAGCTTGACGGCTGTGGAGATGGCGGCTAGCGCCGTAAATGGATCGATCACTTCTTTCTCTCCCGCCACTTCAAGCACCAGACCAGCAGCCGGTCAGATGACCAACTCCACCTCACGCACTCAAAGACGGGCGCGGGGGCTTGCACTGCCGGAGGTGGGGGTGGCAGGGCGTCCATATCTACTCACTCTTGGTAGGCCAGACAACAGCGAACGGAAACTCCGGTTGCAGAGGGACATCTCGCAGCGCTTGCCGGTACGCAGACCACTTAGTTTTGATGGCTTGTGGCACATCCCCGGCTTGCGTCCAGTCTGTTTGCGCTAACTTGATGTCCCGCTCTTGCCTGATTGCGCGGGCAAGTTCTTCTTCAGTTGGGGCGGGTGGCGGTACAAACTCCGCAATCTCTCCATAGACCCCTGCCAAAATGTTCTGGTAAATCTGCTGCCCG